GAACTGACCAGCTGGTGCCATGCTTACAAATGGTTGTAACGCTTGATACTGTAGCAACGGAGTCATTTGTCTTTGTTGTAAGTTTCTACGTTGAGCATCTAACATTTGCTGGGCCTGTGTTTGTTGTTGTGTGCCCATGCCATAAAGAGCAGCTATGTCAGATGCGGATGCGCCTGCTGCCTGCGCTCCTAGGCCTTGTAAACTACTTCCAAGACCAAACTGACCTTTAAATCTTTGCTGCCCTATGTTTTGTTCGGTTTGTCCTAATCCGCTAAGAGCACCTGCTAACGCTTGCGATCCACCAAATCCTTGACCAGCTAATCCAGCTAAACCGCCAGATACAGCTCGTTCTGCTGCTTTTTGACGGGCAAACTCTCCTAAACCTGTTCTCTGAGCTTCTGTAAAGCCTCTTGAGCGTATTCCGCTAAGTGCTTCTGATAATCCCCTTCCTAAAGCTTCTTGTCGCTCTGCGGCGCCTAAACGCGCTCTAGAGCCAAATGCAGACTGACCGCCTCTTGCAATATCGCCAGCCAAAGCTCCAATATCAGCTTTTGCGCCTTGCTCCATAACATCTTGTATGGTTTGTTGTACTACTCTGTCTTCAAAAGGATCGTAAAATCTACTGGTCATGCTCGGATCATAACCACCCATAGTTCCTCTAAGAATATCTGCTGACTCACCTAATCCAGCTTGTAATGAGCCTACACCACCGGTCGTAGCAGCCAAAGATCCAAGAGCAGCGGTTCTGCCTCTTTGTAAGCCTTCTTCTAATGCTTGTGTGCCAGCACCATAAGCTCCAGCTGCTTGTTGTAAATAAGGATCTTGTAAACCAAGAGCATCTCTTTGCATTTGCATAGCGGCCATCTGATCTGGACTAAACCCTGCAACTTTCTCATCAATGACAATAGGATTACCCTCGTCATCATAAAAAGTTCTCTCAGCAGCTCGCATAGCTCCTGGAATGAATCCGCCTTTTCCACCAATGCCAAACAATAATTGTTCTGTAAGTGGATCTAACCCGGAAGCTACTTGTCTTACGCTACTAGCAAAAGGATCTTGATTTGATACATTTACAGGTGCCGTTGTTTCTGTAGGTTGATTAGCCGCTACAGTTGTAGACTCTGGTTGTGTTACTGGCTCTGGTTGTGTCACTGGAGCTGGATTTGCTAAAAATACTTCATCCTGTTTAGGTGGATTATTATCAACAGGTGGTACTGTAATCTGTTGTCCTTCCGTGTTAAATGGACCTTGAATTGACATGAAATCATCACGTTTAGGTGGTAGTTGTGGAGGTGCTATTACACCCGCATCAATTAATTCTTCTCTTGGTCTTATGGGAACAATATCTTCTTTTCGTAATATTGGTCTAGCAATAGGCAGTCTAGCCCGCATATCTGATACTGGTGGTACATTTATAACTACATCTTCTATTGGCATTGCTGCTGACTTTATGGGATCCAATCTTGGAGGAGCAGGTGCAAGTGCTGGACCACCCACATCTATTTGTATGGGCGTTGCAAAATTATTTGGCAATCTTTCAATAGACATGAAATCTCTTTTGTTGGGCATATCTATTCGCTCTAGCGGTTCTGTCGCTATGGGTTGTTGTATAGGCATGGGCATAGGACTTGCAATAGGCATTGGATCTGGTTGTATTGTTGGCGGCACGAATGGTATTGGCTCGCCAACAGGTAAAGACCTTTCAACAATACCTCCAACATCTTCTCTTATTCTACCAATGTTTCTTGGTGGCAATCCTATTCGACGCCTTGGTATTTTAGGCAATTCAATCGCAGGTTCACGAGGAAGCGATGGTGTTAATTTTGGTGTTATAGTAACGTTCGGACGTATGCCCGCTCTGTCAAACCTAGCTTTTAAATTACTTAACAAACCCATAACTAACTCGGTTTAGCTTCGCCAGCGAAAGTGTCCATCATCTTATACATAAGGTCCATACCTCTTTCTCTGTCTTCATTAAAACTTGGTATCAAACTAATAATACCCTTGTTATCTTTTTGCATCTCGTAAGAACCAGCACCTCTTACTGCTCGGCCTGTCATAACAAACTCGCCGTCCGAAAGCATAGCTGGTATATCATCGCTTGTTTCTGTTCCTGGACCATTTATGTCGCCGTCCATTCTAGGGAATTGACTTGGATCAAGCTCACCACCCTCTTGCAAGGCAACAGCTCCACCTTGAGCGTAAGCCATTACAGGACCTCCGTACATCATACCCTTACCCATAGGTAAATTAGGTCCAAAAGATGCTATACCCTCTTGCTTATCTTGTGCTGCTTTAGCCGCTCTACCCATTCTCATTTTTAATTTTTGATTTGCTAACTTACCTTGTTCAAATCCAAGTTTAGCACCTGGAACTAAAGGCATAGGGTTTATTGAACCAATGCCGCCGACGCCTAATAAATTTAGTGCTGCTTGATATTCTGGCATATCTTTAATACGAGGTTCTTGTTCTGCTAATCTTACAATTTCCATAGCCTCTTCTATCATTTGTGCTGTTGTTTGTTCACCCATATCAACAGCTCCACCTTCTTGCATGCCCATAGCCATACCACCTGTAAGATCTTCTACAGGACCGCCATACATCATACCTTTTGGTTTGCCTCCAGATAGCTCTGGTATGGTGCCCTCTGGTAATAAACCAAACTCAACTGGGTTAGGTGTTGGTTGTCCTGTTCGTCTTGCTATTTCAGCTTCGATATTGTATCTGCCAGTCGGACTCATAGTAGTAAGTGGAGTTAAAGGCACACCTGTTTGTTTTTTAGCGTCTTCATACGCAAGTTTACCTAAACCAGCAGCTAATGCTCCAATACCAGCTGTTTTTCCAAAGTCGCTTAAACCAGATAGAAAACCTCCACCTGTGCTTGTGCTTTGTTGTTGATTGCCACCAAGGATTCTATTAAATATGCTGTTGCCACCCGCAGCCGTGGTTTTTAGTTGTTCTAAATCTGCGGGATCCATTTCTGCTATTTGTGTTTCCGTCAATGAATCTAAAGCTGCTTTTGCAACTTGCTGTGGAGTGCCACTACCAAAACCTAATCTATTAGCTAAACCTTTACCTGCTTCTGGACCACCTGCAAAAACGCTACCTGTCTTACCAAACATACCACCAGCCAACGGGTTTTGTAGTCCAGGTAAAATACCACTAAAACCTCCTGCTGTTCCACCAGCTATAGATGAAATGCCTGGTATGCCTAATTTAGCAATACCTCCTGCAACAGTGCTTCCAATACTACCTAAAGCACCACCGATGCCAGGAATCTTGGTTGCTAAACCGCCTATACCACCAAGAACGCCACCGAGAGCTGTACCAACTCCAGGTATGAAAGCTGCGATAGGTGCAACTTTTTTAACAACCTTTTTAAGTTTTTTACCTAGCTTTTTAAAGAAACCAAATTGTTCAAGGCCTGTCTGCGGATTTAGACTAGCGATACCAGCGCCAACAACGGCTTCTTCTGGATTTATATTAAATTCTTCAAATTTCTTTTCTAATGCACTCTCAAAACCTGCATCATCCATAAACTCTGGCGGTATAACTATCTCGCCTGGTCGCAAATGCGCTAATGCTGTATCTTCGCCCTCACCAGCCATAGCAAGTTGTTCTGCTAATTGTGCTAATGGTGCTTGTGCTTTTTGTCCTGCTTTACCAAGTAAGTTTTGTAATTCTTGTCTTGTTTCTTCATCCATATCATCTAAAGGATCGGTATCACTTGGCATAGCTTTTGGAAAATTTTTATAGAATCCAGGATCCATATTACGAAAACCGCCTTCTGGTGGTGTTACAAAAAATCTTCTTCGATATTCTTTTTGTGCTTCTGTCAGTTGTGGTCTACTACTTTCTGGCACTAAATCTTTTGGCAGATAAATACCCTCATCTCTATCTTCTATACCATTTTGGTTCGCATCTCTGTACTCCATGGTTCTAGTCGGTCCTGGCACCATTCCCTCTGGTAATGGTGAGCCATCCATTAATCTTGGTTTTGCTTGTGGTAATTTATAAACTTTTCTTAAACTGTCTTCTAATGCACTCATGGCGTACTCACTGTTACACTACCTATACTCATTGTAGCAGATAATCCTGTCAAGTATGTTTGATGTTCATACAGATTCCTAAACTCTGTACCATCAAAGGCTTGATGAACCTCTGTCGTACTGTTAAATATAATCGCTCCGGTAGCAAATTGCAATTCACTTACCTCTGTAGAATTAAAGACTTGTATGGCATTTGGATCGACTGAACCAAGGTTTATTTCTAATATTCTTATTAGTCTATTAAATGTATCTGCTGAAACTGTTTCGCCTGTAGCAAAAGGTAAGTTGGTTGGCAAGAGCTTGCTCATTTACCTTCTCCCCGATGGCTGTATCTCTACACGAGTGTTACCCAATCTCCATTTGTAATTTTTTCTGTCGGTCGCTGTGTTGTCGTCATCGCTTTCAAAACGTAAGACAAACTGCCTACCTCTAGATCTAAGTGATCCAAAAGTGCTTGTCGACTTAATTTGTGTGGTTGAGTCTGTTGATAAAGTTTGATTGCTAAAATCTCTGCGTTTCACCACAACATTTATTGCTGGATCTTGGCTGGTGCCTACATCATTCACAAACAATATGTCTGGTAAGATGCGTTTTAAAAATACAAAACGATCTCCGTCCGCAATGTCTATATCTGCTGATTCAATAAATACACCATCCATAGGATCAGTGTCGTTGTTAAAACCTTTTTCATGTTCGTAAATAAATTTAGTAGATGAGGCTTCGCCTGCTGCTAATGGTTTGTTTAAAACACCAGCTGCTAACCAACTATATCTTTCTAATGATCCTACGCTCCAACTATTTTCTTCATAATTAAAAATTACATATCTGGATATTTCGGTTTCATTATCTGTTAGAGATGGGTAAAAAAACCACACTTCGGAAAACTCTTCGTTTAAACCTGCGAAACATTTAAACGCTTGGCCTTCATCAAGGTCAGAAAAAACATAATCTTGCACAGAGCATGGTAGTTTTTGCACTGCGCCGTTGTAGTAGTAGAAACCTTTTTTCGACATAAAGAATACGCCTTTTGGTGTATTTACTGCTGCTTTAGGCCCTAGTAGTCCAGCTCCCTCATTAATTAAATTAACAGCAAATGTTAAAGGTGGTCCTATAAAATTCATAGAGTATAAAGATGTATCTGTCCAGATAAGTATTTCTTGTCTTGCTTTTATACCACCGACTATAGAAGAACCAGAGGACAATCTTAAAGAACCAGCTGTATTAGTACTTAAAGGCTCAAACTGTAATTCATTTTCTTGGTCACTAAAGGCTATTAACATAGGATCTAAAGTACCTGTTCTTGAACTACCGCTTATGGGATCTGCTCCTAGCACTATTAAATGCCTATCTGTTTCAGATGTGATTACTTGTAAGGCTTTAGTAGGCACTAAGTTTGCACCACTTACAGTTGATAACTCTACTGCTCTTGTTGTTAAACCATCGTTTTCAACCCAACGATATATTCCGCCAGCTCTGGGATTTATAATTAAATTTTCTCCATAGTTATCGTGTGTCCACAACCTTAGTTGGTTTATGTCTGATAAAGCTGTTGCTGCTCCCCATGATCCAGCACCCCAAGTGCCAACACCCCAACCAGTAGATTCAACGTAATTATCTAATCCAGAGTTTATTTGATAAACCGCATCTGTAGCAGAACCACCATTACCAGAGTCACTTGAGTTTGCCGTTACTGTCGCACCGGAAGTATCTTTTGCAGTAATTTCATAAGTATTGTCACCCGTGACCAAATCAATTTGGTACTCTTGATTTATAACAGCAGCAGTGACATTGCCACCTAAAGAAACAGCGCTTGAAAAAGTTACAAAATCACCATTAACAGCTCCATGACTAGCGTCGGTCACAGTAAGCGTTGAAGATCCGTTTGTAGCTGCGAAGGTCGCAGCATTTGTGGTGTTTTTTCTTATCGGTGTAACATCGTTGTAAGTACCACCCTCTTCTACATAATACTTATTGGTTGTACCTATACCTAAATAGCGAGAACCGCCAAGTGAAATCCAAGAATGTAGTGCTCTAGCAGAACCTATAATAGAAGATGGCGAAAACTTTTCCCAACCACCGATCTTTTCTACTCTACCTTTTCTAAAACGAATTTTATCGCCGTCAACCCAACCACCTTCGTTTGAGTAATCGGTTTCTTCTTTGTTGATTCCAGGTTTAAAGTTTAATTTGGTCAGCGGCATATTTAGAGTCTAACATATCTGCTGTGATCTTACGCCAATCTAATAATAGCTCCTGTAGCAGTTGCACTAGGAAAAACTATTGTAAAATCGCCAGCGGTCGATGTTTTGTCGCCTCCAAAATCAATCGCACACACAGCTTTATTTGAGTTGTTTGTGTTATATATTAAACAACCTCTAGCTGTGATTGTTGCTGTACCAAAGGTTAAATCTGCAAAGTCAACGATAGCTGTTGTTCCAGAAGTCGTTGGCGTGACATTTGTCAGTGCGCTACCACCAGATGAGTAGTTTGTGCCACTCGCTTGGCCTGTAGTAACAAACGCAGTCGTGCCAGCTCCTAAAGTAGCAGAACTTGTGTATAGAGCTAATTTGAACGAGTCAGCTCCATTTGTAAAGTTATGCCCTTCAACAAGTAGCTCTTGTTTAAAACTTGTGCATATTGCCGATGTAATTGCCATTATAGCTCCTTCAATATTTTAGCCATGTCTTCATGGCCTTGTTCTTTTAATAAATTTGAGTAAGTCGTGTTCTGTGACTTAATCGCATTTTTTATAGTATATAAGATTACAGTATAAACTTGGTTTTGAAAAGCCAAAGCCTGTTGTTTAACATGTGCTGGAGCGTTGTCTGAAATGTCGCAAATTTTCTTAGTAGCTTGTGCTGCCCAAAATTCGGCGTCATGTCCCTTATTTTCTGTTGAATGAACCTCTACTTTACCTAATACAAAATCGCTTTCTACACTCATATTTAACCTTTATATGGCTCTGGAGGAACTACATCCTCATTAATTTTTAGACCATATTCTTCTAGTTGCGTATTTATTTCATCATAAGGACCAATAATAAATTTGCCTTCATGCGGCACAGCTACTAATGGTTTGTCTAATCTGTGAAAACCATAAAGTTTTTCTGTAGCTGGCACATTAGAGTCCAATACTGTAGATCTGCCACTAATACCAACAAGTATATCAGCACTCATACATTTACTAATCCAGAACTCCACACACGCTCTGCCTGCTTCTGCAAAGTGCATGTTTTCTTTATAAGAAAAATCAATACCAAATAAATCTATACGACCAACCTTATTATATAAAGCATAAGCAATGGCAAATGCTACAGTTGTATTCATATAAGCACATTTAGTTTCATTACATACATCTTCTACTGGATAGCGCACTGCATTTT